TTTTAAATCCATACCAAAATAACGTTCATAGGCTGAAATATATTTGCCCATTATAGGTAGGATTGTAGTTATGTAAAATAACTTTAGGTTAGCAGGTATACTAGTATTATTAGCAGTATCTAAAAGAATAGGTGGAACACCTAACGCTTCTAATACTCTAAATTCTCTAGTCTTTAATGAAGTATCATAATCTAAGTCTTTATTAGTTTGTTGGCTAATGTTCTGTAACTGTACATCACCATCTAATACTATAGCGTTTTTTGCGCCGTTAGAAGGATTGAACTCAGATAAAGTTTGTTTCAATCTTGTCTTAGTTGTACTACCTAAAATATTTTTAGATAATAACACAACACCAAGTACAGTAGAGTTCTTGAAGTAGTTACGTTGGTAAGTATTCATCTTTGTAATAATATCTAAAGACTGCATAGCAGAAGTCAATCTACTAGTACCAATATAAGGGTTAGTGGCTGAGCCTTCTTTAACTCTTATAATCTCTTCAGGTTCAAAGCGAATATCAATACCGTTAGGGGCATATAAGTAATGAGATATTAAGTTCTTTCTTCCTGCTACTACCTTAACGTATAAGGCAGGTAACCTATATAAATAGTTACCATCAAAATAAGTGAACGAGTTACCTGTTAGCATAAGGTCAATTATATGCCCAGTAAAAAATTCAACTCTATCTTGGTCTGGGTTAGGAGCAATGTTTAAAAGATTGCTCAATCTAACCTTAGATAACTTTCTAGCGAAGCTAGTAGAAATGTAACCTTTATATTCGTCTCCAACATCTATAGGAATAGATGAACAACTATCTGCAATTAGGTTAACACCCCTATTTACACACTCATAAGTATCATAAGCGTTATACAGGTTTAAAGATATCTGACTATCAGCCTCATGATTTTGTTCATGAATAGTATCAGGCATAATAGGCATTGCTTTTGATTTACCTATACTACCAGCCCAGCTCGCCAGAGCTATGGGCTGGTTTAATTTGTCCCAAACATCATTTAACCACGTCAATTAGCTTCTCCTTTTGTTTCGATACCCAGTTTATCTGCTTAGAAGCAGTAAACAAAGGAGGCTCTTTTCCGTAAACGGAATGTAGTTTTAAATGATGTGTATTACATAAAGTAACTAAATCAGTAATCATCTCTTTAAGATAAGCTGAATAGAAAGCTTCACGTTGTACATAAATTTCCTCAGCAGATTCAATAACAATATTATTGTCTTTCTTCCATTTTTCCCATAAAAGGTTTACTGTGTTATAGTGATGATTCTCCAGCTCTTCAGTAGTTCCGCAAATCTCACATTCAGTTTTAAGCTTGTAGCGTGATTTAATACCATCGCGAACATATTTAACTTCTAAACGTTTTAAAGGGTTGATGTTCTTTGCCATTTTTATTCTCCCATCATATGTATACTGTAACTCAATTTTGGATGAGTGTAAATTTTGTTACATCATCTCGTGACGATGCGTGTAAGCGGCATAACGTAGGGCATCAATCAAATGGATGTATCTATTATGTACTAGTTTTTCACGCTCTGCCTTAGTATCCCAGGTTATATTTCTTACTGCTTGTATTAATAGTACACACTCATCTAATATAACAAGTCTATTAGAGTCAATTAGCATATTCATGAAAGATACGCCTTCTATGATTGCCTTCTGTGCGTTAATACAACTAATATCGTAAATCTCAGCTAGGTCATACTTAGTTTGAGCAGCTGCAGAATCGATGTACACACATTCTGCATTCCACTTATTAATAGTTTCTCTTAACTTAGCAGCTATTACAGCTGTACTTCTACCTACTTCTTCCCAGCTCTCTACACAAACTGCTTGAGTTACTTTAGCTTCATCTTTCCATAATCCTAAGACCACACAAGCAGTAGGGTCTCGGAAACCAATATCCACACCTAGAACAAATTCGTAGAAAGGATAGTCGATATGGTTAGTAACGTTATTTTCATCGAACGTTAAGAATGCTTGCCCTTCAAATGTTGTAAACTTAGCTTCATATTCCTGAGCAAATTTAGCAACTGACATACTTCTTCTAGCTTCTTCAATATCAGAACCGATAGCTCTTGGGTTATCAGCATATGTAGAGTGAATAGAAATCCAGCTGGGAAATTCATCAGAGAATCCTCTATCGTAGAATTCTTTGAAGTAGTTCTCACCACGAGGCGTAGAAATAAACAAACACTTAGAAGTTATCTTATCTAATGTAGGACGTAATGCAATGTCGAAAACATCTTTACCATTTTCATGAAGTGCTGCTTCATCGAATATGATTAAGTCGTAACTACGGCCAACTGCGGAGTCCGCCCTATCGGCCGAAGCTAGCTTTACCATAGAACCATGTTCAGTAACCATCTCTCTATCACGAACATTAGACTTAGTTAACGGAATACCCATCTTCTGAAAGTACTTAGTCTGCAAGTCCCAAGAAATGTTTGCCAAAGAATAGTTAGGGCAAATAATAAGAATGTTAGTATTTGGGAATAGCGCGACGATGCTAGCAATAACATTAGCTGCAATAGTTTTTCCAGTTCTACGAGATAAACAACCAATAATAAAACGATACTTAGGGTCAAGATAGGCATTAATCAAGCCTATCTGTGGCATAATCAGTTCTTCATAGCCAAGCAAGGCTGCGTACCTAGTAACGTTGATTTTATTCTCACCAAAGTGAAACCAACTGTCCTCAGGCACTACAACCATGTCAGTTCTTAGACCAGTTCTGGAAATCTCCATTACTTAGCCTCCATAATAGCCTGAAGTACAGAAGGTAAGCCTTTAGCAATACCCTCTCCAGTACCAATGTTAACTTGAGTATTGCTAACCTTGCCTCTTGAACCAGCAATTCTAGCACTTTCTCTTTTAACTTCCAATTCAAGTCTTTTAAGAGCTAACTTTTCTTCTTCCATTTTCATCTTATGCATAGCCTGCATTAACTCTAAAATATCAGCAGAACTACCTAGCTCAGAGTCAAGCATATCACGCTTCTTCTGAGCTATAATATCTTCCATCTCCTCAAAGAAGGTCCTAGAGTTTCTAAGACCTCTTGAGTTTTCAATAGTGTTAATATAGTTATTAACACTAGGCATATTAACAATACCAGAAACGTATTCTGGAGTAACATTGAGCAATGCAGCTGCTTCCCTAACATCTAATCTACAAGATATATAGCAATCAGCCACCTCAACGTATTCAGGTGCTATTACATTTGGTGTTAGTATGGGGACTAACAATTTATCATCGCTCATTTTTCTCTCCTCTTATTTTCTAAGTATACACATAACAGAGGTAAAAAGTAAATGTAGGTGATTCAGAGCGTTATTTATCACCCTTTCTTAAAGCTACTTAAGCAACCAGTACTTCGCCCTATTAAGCACCTTATTACTTTTATAACTAAAAGTTCTACAACTTCGTGTGTATGGGGGCGTGGGTCGAAAATAAAAAGGCCGTATCCCGATAACCGCCACATTTTGGTGCGTGTGCACCATAACAGTGCAAGGCTCTGCACTGTTATGGTGCGGTGTAATTTTTCTTACAATGGCCAAAAATTGACCATTGTAAAAATTATTACATAACCTACGCAAAAAGCATATAAAATATGTTTCGCCATAAAATCACCTGTAAAATTTATTATAGTTTTTGACTTGCTACGATAGCAAGGCAAAAACATAGGAACTCAAATTTAGTCGTTGTAAACAAAAGTAAATAAAAGCGTGTTACCATAATACTTGTACTTTGCTAACTCTTTTACTATCTTTTTTTGAGCTTTCTCTTTGAATCCGTCGATAATGGATTGTGTTAGGCTGTCGCATACTTTACCATTGTCGGCAAACAATTCGCCCCAATGCTTAACCATATGCGCACCATCTACATATACATCTTCACTATCAACATTCAGAGTATCATCCCCCAGAACATTGGCAATAGCCAATGCTAAAAAACGTACCACTTTTTTGCTTTTTGCTTGGTTCACTGTAATCGCTATCAATGTCGTATTCATGGTATTTTACTCTCAGAAAAATACCCTAGCAAGTGGTTGCTAGGGTATAAAGTTTAGTTTAGATAACTTGACTTGCTATCGTAGCAAGTCAAAAAATGTCTTGCTTACTTATTACTTTTACCCTCTCCTTCAGTTCCTCAATTGAATCAATAGTGACAGTATCACCCACGGTCTCTAGGACAATTTGAATGCGGATTTTTTCGACCTTCAAATCATCACCATATTGGCAAACTGCAACGTAATTGTTTGCGTCGCTGGTTTCTAACATCGTTTTCAACGTGTTAAATTCTTTTAGCCCTAACATATATACACCACTCAAAAAATTACATTTTTTGACTTGCTACGATAGCAAGCCAAAAAACACGATTGACTATTATCTTTTCCCGTTCACTGTCTGAGGGAAAAAAACATAAAATGCAGAAAACGCAATCAAGAAAACGCAATTTCCAGCGTCCTCATTATATCCGTTTCTGTCATGTGCCATAAGTCCCGTGCGCATAAAACTCCGTGATTATCTAGTCTTGCTACCTGCAACACCTTCAGGCAATCGTCTATAATAACTAACTCCCTATTGTAGTATGATTTTAGCCATTCAAAGATAGTGCGTTTATAAACTCCGCTAGATTGTTGTTTTTTATCACCTCCGAACAAGTGACAATTATTCCTATTGATTACAATTTGTGCTTGTATCATAGTATTTGGTATTAAATGCCCTAACACGTTAAAATCAATCGCCTCGAACTCCCTAGCAGTTACTAAAACAATGTCGCAATGTATAACATTATTTTCTAACGCTTCACCCAATGGTAACAAACTGTCACTTGCTACGCCTAAAACAGGATGGTACTTCTGTTTCTTGTAATGTGCTAAATCTAAATTATCCTTAAAAAAGGATAAGTTTTCCCTTCTGCTAGAATCGATCAAAGTTTGGTCGAGGTCTAATACTAACAGCTTTTTCATGTCTAAGCCTTCCAGTCAAAATAAGAAGAATTTAGGGCAAAATTATCTGCCAGGGATTTTGCCCTAGCTTTTATAGTACGCATATTCCTACCCTTAGCATATATGCTAAATGATATGCGTCCTAAACTATCGTTAATAGCCAAAAAATCAAACTTGTATGCCATTTTATTTACAAGTTTGTTATTTACTTTATTTACACCCATTAAATAAACCCTCGTATTTCTACGATTATTTATAATACGCATAACATCGCCTCAAAAAGTAAAAATACCCTAGCAGATAACTACTAGGGTATAGGTTAAAAGTTATTCTATCTCTCGATTACCTAAACGCAAACAGCCATCATGCTGGCTTGCATGGTATGCCTTCATATTGCCAAAAATACTACCCTTGTTCGCATATCGTCCGTTTGTTAGCTTATATATGGCTAATTGGTTCATACAGTCGCCTAACGCATCATGCGCTTGGATGCCTCCAGTTAAGAAGGGGACAAGGTAATCTGCCTTGAATGTAACACATCCTGACTTGCCTTTATAAGGTACTTCAAAGGCAGTGTTTTTTGCTAGGTTATGGACAAAATACCCGGATAGTTCTAGCTTCTGAATATGTGCGATATTGTCAAACAATGTACGCATATTTTCTTCAATATACGCCTTTTCGGTACTGTATAACGCGGATATATCAAACTGTATATTGTGCGCGATAATGGCGGATACGCCATTATCACGGATGACTTTACATAGAATATCCAAAGCTTTTTTTAAGGGTACGCAATCACTAGCCCGTAAACAAGCGGCCATGTCAAGCCTATGCGGCCAAAAAATGGGGGTCGTGCCGTTTGTTGCTGTGTACCATAATGCGCTTTTTATTGTTTCAGCAATCAAAAAACGTCCCTTTGTAATGACTTGACAGGAAACAGAATTAAAAACTAAAAAAGCGATTTCATACGCTTTTTTTCGTAAAAAAATTGTTTCTGTATCGAGCATTAAAAATAATGGTGATTTTGCCAAAGATACAGGCATTTTGTTTTTCCTCTAGTTTGTGGGGTAAAATTATCGCTTGTAATGGCCTAAAATAAGCCATTACAAGTGATACACTGATAAAATGGTATCAGTGTATCGATTAACGCTATACTGGGATAGAATCGTCGTTGACAGTATCATCATCGTTGACAGTATCATCATCGTTGACAGTATCATCATCGTTGACAGTATCATCATCGTTGACAGTATCATCATCGTTGACAGTATCATCGTCTGATAGCATATCCTCGACCAGTTGATTGATTTTATTGTCACGTTGTACAATGGCATTTATTAACGCCATTAACGCTGGTTTAGAAGCAGCCTCAATGTTGAGTAACTCAACGCCAACAAGGTCGCTCAATACTTTGGCTAGTTCCTCTTTGTTGGCTTTAGTAGCTTTATTATCTCCACTAACGCTGTCGCCTGGCACCTCTTTTTTCGCCTTACTAACGTAAACCTTTAACTGTGCCAATTTTGCGCGTACACTAGGTACACTTTTATTCACTGATTTTGCAATTGACTCTAGTGTTTCGCCAGCATTGTATTGTGCAACAATAGATAATACCTGTGCCTCACTATAATTTGCAGCTTTTAATACAGTCATAAAATTTTCCTTTGCGTAAAAAATGATCTTTTTGACTTATAACGCCATAAAATCAAAAAGTTTTTGAGTAGGATAGCTAAACAATACCATATAGCCATCCTACTCAATATACCTGCAACCACGATAATCCTATTGCAACCCCCATGCCAACATTTGAATTTATTTTATAAGTCATTGTTTTATATATGTTTTTTATATTTTACTGTATAAAATATATACACAATTAGGCGTTTTCCTATGTGACAAAAAATGTCAGTTTGTGACAATTTGGGCATAATGTGACAAAAAATGTCATATAGGGTAGAAGGCCAGGATCACCAGGATCACCATAGAAGGCCAGGATCACCAGGATCACCATAGAAGGCCAGGATCACCAGGATCACCATAGAAGGCCAGGATCACCAGGATCACC